CAATGAGTGGGACTTCAGGTTCAGTTACTCCAGGTTCAGTTACTCCAGGTTCAGTTACTCCAGGTTCAGTTACTTTAAACACAAATGAATCAGGGGCAACTGCAATAGAAGAAGATAGTGCTACCAGTATCGTTCGTGACATTTTAACAACATACGGTTTAGAAGATTTATTAAAAGACGAATCTTTAAATCTGATAGACACTTGGGTTGCTTCTCAAGATCCTGCCGCAGTGTGGGGGAAGGTACGACAAAGTGAGACATATAAGGGAAGGTTCCCTGGTATGGAAGCTTTATCAAAAGCAGGCAGGGCAATATCTGAAAGCACATACATAGAATTAGAACGTGGCTACACAGGGGTGATGAAACAAGCAGGAATAGATTCAGAGTTTTATGATGATTACTCTGACTTTGGATCTTTGATAGGTGGGGATGTTTCTGTAGAAGAGTTAAGAAGCAGAGTTGCTTTAGCTAGTGAAGCTTCTTTAGCTACCACCCCAGAAGTTAGAGAAGCTTTGAAAGAGTGGTATGGTATTTCTGATGAAGACATAACTGCCTATTATTTGGACCCAGAGAGGGCTACAAATATCTTTGAAATGCGTGAGCAATTAGGGTCGGCTCGGATTGGTGGCATAGCTGCCGAGACTGGGTTCGGATCTGTTACTCAGCAAACCGCAGAAGGCTTGAGAGCAGCTGGGGTTAGTGAAACAGAAGCTCGGAGAGGTTTCCAAGCAATAGGACAGTCCACTTTAGCGGAAGAAACCGCTGGAGATATGGGCGATATCACTCGCAAAGAGTTGGTTGGCGCTCAATTTGGGACAGAACAAGACGCTGCCCGAAAGGTAGAAGAACGCCGTCAACGCAGGCTTGCACAATTCGCTCAACAGGGCGGTCCTGCTTTAACCCAAGGTGGTTACATCGGGCTTGGCGAAGCTCAATAAAAGTTACTTTTAATCTATTTTAAGACGCTAAGTTTCTGCTACACTTTCTTGTAGATACTTAATGGCCGTTTAAGCAAGCGAGAGCTATGAGGATCTACCACCACCGGCTCGCCTCCCGTGTCGGTGCGAACTGGAAGGGAGCGTTAACATAGATGGCTGAAGCAACTGAAACTGACGCAATCGAATTAGATGAGAATGGAGAACCGAAACGCAATTTTCGGAGAGTTCTTGAAGATAGAGCCACCGAAGCTGAAGCTCAAGTAGCTGAACTTCAGGCAAAACTACAAGGACTTGAGAAAGCAGAAGTGTTTCGTTCAGCAGGGATTGACCCTAATGACACTCGGCAATCATATTTTGTTAAAGGATATGACGGAGAGTTGGATGCAGAGTCAATTCGTATGGCAGCTGAAGAGGCTGGATTCTTGGGGCAAACCCCAGGTATTGAGTCAACTGTTCCGCAAGCAAGTGGACTCCTCGAACCAGAGGATACAACCACACTCCAGCAGGAGTTAGCGGCACAGCAGAGGATTGCCGATGCTGGTGTTCAAGGTCAACCTGTGGTTCCACCACAATTAAATGACCAGATTCGAGCTACAACTAATGAAAAAGAGTTGAAAGCTTTGATGAGTTCTCAAGGATATGAATTTGATGTTCAGGGTTAGGTTAGCTTCTCGTTCTTAACCAGGAGAAAATTTAAAAATGGCTTATACACAAAAATCAAGTGTGTCGTCAGATCAAGTAGCATTTGAGCAACTCGCTCATTTCGCTCTTCGTAAGCAAGTTCTTCACGAAGATTATGCAACTGTTAAAGCAACAAAGCAGACCCATAATGGTTCTGGTGTGACTTTCACAATTTACAATAATCTCGCTCAAGCAACTTCAGCTTTGACGGAAACTTCTGATGTCACAGCAGTCGCACTAGGCGACAGCACCGTAACGGTGTCCCTGGCTGAATACGGCAACGCAGTTGTAACAACTGCTGCGCTTCGTGGGCAGTCTTTCTTTAACGTAGATTCAGATGCAGCTAACATCGTTGGCTTTAACGCTGCTGATTCTATGGATCAGGTAGTGGCTGATCTTCTATATGCCGGCTCGAACGTCACGCACGTTTCGCAGTCGTCACGGGGCGCGCTCGTAGCGGGCAACGTAATCACTTCTGACATTGTTCGTGAAGAGGTAGCTGGACTTCGTTCAGCTGCGGTTCCAACATTTGATGGAAATGCTTATATAGGGTTCATTCATCCTGACGTAGCTTACGATTTCATTAAAGGCACAGCCGTTACTGATCTTCGTAGCTTCCAAATACGTCAAGATGCAGATGGAGTCCGTAAGGGTTCTATCGGTATGTTCGATGGAGTTGACTTCATTGAAACACCACGCGCTTTGCTCGTAGCTGATGGAGGTAACTCCACTGTTGATGCTTACGGCACAGTAATTATTGGACAACAGGCAATGGCAAAGGGTTTCTCGACCATGTTCGGTCCTGATCCTTCTGTTGTGTTCGGTCCTGTTACCGACAGTTTGCGTCGTTTCCAGCCTGTAGGTTGGTACACAATGTGCGGTTATGGTCGTTTCCGTGAAGCAGCGATTCGTCGTATCGAATCAGCTTCAAGTATCGGAGCTAACTAACACACACGTTGGTTTTAGGGTCGGGAGTCGGCAAGCCTCTCGACCCTAACCAGCAATTAGAGGTTAAGATAGAGTAATGACTTACAGGGTAAAGAAACCTAAGAAACCGAGAGGTAGATAAATGGGAAAGTATTCTTCTGTTGGTGTCCTTACTAAACGTGGAACCTCAAAGAAAACAAAAGTTCGTAGAGATTCCGATGGCTCTGTCGGAGGAATCCAAACTGAACACTGGAGTGGGCAAATTGATGCTACTGTAGCTCCTGAGTCAGTTGAGATGAGAGTCCTCCAGGGAGGCGTGGAATAATGGCTGTTACAGCAAGTGGGATGTTTTGTCCCACATTTTTAGATATTTTGGATGGCACACAGTTAGCGGTTAATACTGCTTCTGACACATTCAAGGTGGCGATGATAACTAATTCATCCACACCAGATTTTGATAGTCACGATCATTGGTCGGATCTGTCAAGTAATGAAGTTTCCGGTACGAATTATTCTGCCGGTGGCGTGGCTTTAGGTAGTGTCGCTATGACGAGTGCTTCTGGTGCTTTGAAGTTTGATGCTGCTGATTCGAGCTGGGCTACTTCTACTATTTCAAGTGCGAGAGCTGCGGTCATTTATGACGACACTCTCTCTAATGATCCGTTAATTTGTCTAGTGAACTTCGGTTCAGATTATTCGAGTGCTAATGGTACTTTCCAAATCACTTGGAACGCTGCTGGTATTTGGACAATCGACTTAACACCGTAGGAGGTTTTTAAATGGCAACTGCTTACCCAGGTGCGCTTGATGCAACTAATAACCAATTACGCACAGATATAAGTTCAACTGATGATTTAGATGCGTCAGGTAAAGAGCATGACGTTATGCACGTTAATGCTCATGGCGCTGTAGTTGAACTTGAAACCAAGTTAGGTACTGGTAGTTCAACGGCTTCTAGTGGTGCTGTTATGATGGGTACTGGTTCCGGCACATCAGCCTGGGACACTTCACCCACTATTCTTGGCGCTCTTACTATTGGTGCTGATGGTGCAGGACACGACGTAACTTTCCACTCAGACACAGCGGGTGACGCTCTCGTCTGGGATTCCTCAGCGGAATCTCTGACAATAACGGGAACTAACGCCCAAACAGCGTTGGCGGTAGCTGACGGTAATGTCACTATGGCTGACGATCTTACTGTTACTGGCGCTATAAGTGCTGGTAGTGTCGTGGCTCCTCTTGCTATAAACGCTCAAACAGGAACCACATATACTTTTGCAGACGGCGACCAATCTAAGCTTGTTACAGCAAGTAATGGTTCCGCTCAGACTTACACGGTTCCACCTAATTCAGGTTTTGCCTTCGCTGTTGGTACAGCTATCACAGTTATTGGTATAGGTGCTGGCAAAGTTACTATTGCTCAAGGGTCAGGAGTAACGATTAATAGTTTGGATTCTGAAAAAGCAATAAATGGTCAACACGCTTCGGTGACTTTAATTAAAACAGCTACAGATACTTGGCAACTTATCGGCAACTTGCAGGCTTAATATGTCTCTTGTACATTCTTTATTCGGTTCGGTTTCCGCTAGTGGTAGTGCCGCTACTGGCGGTTGGGCTTACTTTTTTGGTAATGGTTCAATCACAGGTTGGGGTAGAGGCGACAATATCGACAAAATGGATTCTGGTACGGATACTCTCACTACATTAAGTTCCGTGATGGCAACTGGGCGTTATCAGGCTTCAGGGAATGGTAACGCTGGTGTGGCGGCTTACTGCAACTGTGGCGATACAGGTAGTGGTAATTCAAACAGTACAGAAAAAATTTCGTTTACTTCGGATTCGATAAGCACATTGGGAAGCACTAATCCAGGCGGTAGTTATTATGGAGGCGGTAACGGAACTAATCAGGGTGTTAAAGCCTATTATATGGGCGGTAACAAATATCCGATTACTGCGACTGTGTTTGATATGCCGTTCGCTACGGAAACTTGGGGGACTTTAAGCAACAGTTTGACTTACAGTCCTCTTAATTTCCCTACGTCTAGTGACAATGGTGTGGCGGCTTATGCGGCTGGTACTTACACAGGTTCGATGACAAATGTTGACAAGATGCCTTTTGCTACAGAAACGCCTGCTTCGTTATCTGATTCATTATCGCAGGGTGGTGGTTATATGGCTGGCGGGTATGGTCAATATGGGGTTACAGGTTCAGTCTTCATAAATTCATATTCAAATCAGTATGAATTTAATATTAGTTTCACCACCGATGCTGTAACGGATGGAACTTGGAGTATTACTAATCGGAAATATGCTGTTGGTTGTTCCATTTCTGACACCGCAGGATATATAAGTGGTGGAACCAGTTTTGGTGGTGGTGCCGCAACTTGGACTAACACTATCCAAAAAAACGTGTTTCCAGCTATGACAAACAGCGTTCTTAGCGCAACTCTTTCAGAAGCCAATCTTAGCGCAACATCCGCTACTAATGAACTGGCACTGGCTTGATATGAATATAGATGAAGCAATAGCAGAAGTTCAACAATCACGTTCCGCATACCAGTTGGTTCATTTTGTTATTGGACAGCATGACACACCTGAAATGTGTTTTTATCAACTGTGTTTAGAGTTACAAAGTTTACAAATGAAACTGCGACGACATGATATTAACGTGCGTAGAACAAAAATTGAGATTGCCAGATTGAAAGAAACTGGCGATGAGATGGATGCTCTTGAGGCTGAGGAAAGAGAACTCGAACTTGATAATTCGATTATTGTGCAACGTGGAGCGGAAAGAGAATACGAAATTTTAGTAGACTTGTTTAACAACTGTCAGCATTTCACTCGCGATGAAATAGATCATGCTCAACCTGAATATTGGGAGAAGCGTTTAACACGGCAAACGAATTTGCAAATCATGTCAGGGAACGTGGGCTGGGCGCAATTAGATTCTTTGCGTCAAATAGATTTATTGGATGATCTCGTAGCGGATCGTGAGAAACAAATATTGGAACAGCAAAAAATGGAATTACAGGACTCAGGGCAATGAGATATTTGAAATGGAAACTTTCTAACGGCACTTCTGGTACAAGCCCCAGCGCTACTTTCACTGAACGAGGCGGTCACATTACACCGTCTGAATATATTAACTCTGAAACAGGTTACAGGGTTGGTTATATGACAGAGGAAATTGATGACTTGTCAGGGTTAGAAGAATGGGATGTCACAGAAATCACTGAAGCAGAGGCTTTGGCATGGGCGCAACAATTTCATCCAGATGCGTTTATTAAGACCGCCGATCATACTTTTACTGGTTTGATTTCATCTTATTGGTGTGAAAATAATCCTCTTGTTGAACTCGGTTCACCTGATTTTGTTGATGCTTACAATAATGGTCCTTGGTCAGGGTATGAATTAGAGAACGAGTAAATAATGGAAGAGATAACAGACGTAAAAAAGATAGGAGTATCCAGGCTAACGCTTGGACTTATCATGTCTGTTGCTTCCATTTCAGGTGTAGTCGTTTGGAAAGCAGCTTCAGTCGCTAATCAAATCTCTGATTTGGAAGCGAAAGTAGCTGTTATTGAACAGAACACTGGGACAGATTCGAGTGTTCTAGCAAAGTTAGATGAAATAGAGGAAGGTATTGTTGCAAATGCTTCTGCCATTGACAGCGTTAGGGCTGCTCGCCTTGACGATTTGGACAGGTTCGCGCCTTCTTTAATTGTTGAAGCTATAGCTTCTGACATGAATGTTCTTATTGAAGATGTAGATGAGATGAAAGAGATCATTGCTTCTATGGCTTGGGTTCCTTCAGAATTTAGTACGATCTGGGATCGTATATATTTAGCTGAAGAAGCTATCCAAAGTAAGACATGGGGTAAAGACTTCTACGAATACAACGAATGACCGATATAATCCCAAGAGAAGAATGGGGTGCGGAACCAGCTCGTTGGACAACCAATCAGAAACGACCAGTTGACCATGTGTTCATTCATCATGGCGCTACTCTTTTAAAAGATCACTCTCAAGAGGGTGAAGCTGCTATAGCTAGGGCATACCAGCGTTACCATTTCGGTAAATCCTGGGCTGACATAGCTTACAGTTTTCTTATTGGTTTAAAATCTGGTCGAATATATGAAGCTAGAGGCTGGTTTAATAGACCTGGTGCTACTAAGAATTGGAATCACAGGTCATACGCTATTTGTATTATTGGTGATACTACTCAACAAGTTATTTCTGATGAGGCTGTTCGGGCGATACATAATTTGATTAAAGAAGGAATCAAGCTGGGTTACATTTTGCCTGATTTTAATATACGTGGGCATCGTGATGTGAAGAATAAAGATTGCCCTGGTCATACTGCTTATTCTCGGTTACAGGAAATGCGCCCTGATGCGGAAACGGTAGTGGTTCCTAAGTTCGTTCCTCCGGCGTTTACAAAGCCTCTGAAGCTTCGCTGGCCTAGGAATAGGTCAGCCCTAGTCAAATGGGTTCAGGCGGTCTTAGGATTGCCCCTGAACGGAGATTATGGATGGCTGACAGTTCAGCGTGTTAAAGCTTGGCAGAAAGAAAACGGTCTTAAACCTGATGGTATTGTAGGTTCGATAACCTATAACAAGATGTTCGGAGAATGAAGTGGCTCTTGATTACCGCCAATCAGGGATTGATTACAGAGATTCAATCCGAAATTATTATGGTGTAGGTCATGCCACTGTTACCCCTTCGACGATTGCTTGCACAACTACACTTCCTGAAGTTCAAAGGAGTTTCCCTTACAGAGAATCAGGGATTGATTACAGGCAAACAGCGACAACGTATCGTGGGGACAACGCATCTGAAGTTAATATCGGTGCTGACCCTGCTATTAGCGTGGTTGCTGGTGTGGGTGCGGTTCCTGCGTCAACAGTATCGGGAAATGCGAGTGTCTCTCCTGCGTCGATAACATGCCCAGGGGCTACTGTCCCTTCGGTTACTGCTGCAAGTATCGTAACTGTTTCAGCTACGGCTGTTGAAGCTACAGGTGTTCCTCAAAATGTAACAGTTCTTTTATTCACTGAAGCTGTTGCTGCTTCTGTTGCAGGTGTTGGTGCAGTACCAGCGCATGTCGTAACAGGTGACGCTCAAGTCTCCGCTGCGACTGTTGCTGCTAGTGCAACAATCCTTGCTGCTAGTGCCATATCTGGTACCGCAATAGCTACGCCTAATATTTTAAATAGCACAGCTACGGTAGGTGACCCTGATATGGCGATGAGGTATGTGCCTAAATACGAAAACACTTTACCGACACAAGCTAAAGGTGAACCTGATTATCAACCATTAGCTCCCATGAACAGACTTGCACGTTTCTATAGTCCAAGATCCAGGGGTTCTAATGTTTGGATTCTTTCAAACACTACTGTTACAACAGATCAACCTGTCACACCAGCTGATGTCGCTAATATAACTAGGACTTTGTATGGCTCACATGAAAGTCCTAATGATTTAACTTCAACTGAAGCTACCCTTTTAATAGCAGCAGGTTATGACGTTACTGTTAAGGAGGCTGCCTGATGGGTACTAAATTAAGAAGAGAGAATGGTCGTTTTGTTAGCGACGCTACACCAGAAGAACGTGAAGCTTTCAGACGGAACGCTCGGTCTTTTAAAACTGCGCCTTCAGCTATGCCTTCTCGTAGTAGCGCAGCTGGTGAGAAAGAAGCTTGGAATGATTTGGAAACAGACATGGATTCCTACAAGCGTTTAAGAGATGATGGTTTACAACCGCCTTCTATTCGTGGTTCTGCCGACTTAGAGAGTCGCGCTGAGACTAAGATGGAGGTGGAGTCGGGACAGATTGTTGAAGATAAAACAACCCGTGACCAGGTAGAGAAAGTTATTAAAGAATCAAAGGATAGTGAAACATGACAGCACAAACCTGGATAGATAGAACTAGGGATTTGTTGCTCTCTGGGACTGTTGAAACAATCAACAGATTGAATGGTGTTATTAACAGCACTACAGCAGGGTCTTTTACTATTGAACTTGCTGCCGGTCCTATTGCCCCTGGTGCGGTTGTAGAAATTGGCACAGAGTTAATGTATGTGACATCGGTTAGTGGTCTTAATGTAGGTGTCATCAGAGGCTATGGTGGCTCTACTGCCACTACTCATGCTGATGATTCTATTATTAGAATTTCACCTCAATACCCTGCTCACATGATCTTGGATGCTTTGAATGACGATTTGAATGATCTTTCAGCTCAAGGTTTATACCAAATGAAAGTAGCTACGTTTACTTACACGGCTTCCACTCAAGGGTACAATCTTGCTTCGGATGTTCTTAGTGTTCATCGTGTTACTTTCAGTGATGAGTCCGGTGATTTGTCAGAACCGGAAGTTCGTAGATGGTCGTTGCGTCGCAACAGGCTTTCTTCTACGTTCGCTTCTGAAACTGCTTTAGTTTTAGCTGATACACCAACGTCAGGTCAGGGTGTTCGTGTTGAATACAAAGCACCTTTCACTACTTTGAGTGCTTCTTCGACAGCTCTATCAACTGTTGGTCTTCATTCAGAAGCTTACGATCTGCCACCTTTAGGTGCAGCTTTAGCTTTGATGACTTTCAAACCGATAGCCCGTGAAAGTGTGATGACTCAATCTCCTATCAGACGAGCCGAGGAAGTCCCTTCGGGTGCTATTTCTGCGTCTATGCGTGATCTACGTTTCCGTCGTGAGCAACGGCTGGAAGCTGAGAAGATGCGTTTAGCGCGAATGTACCCTACTCAATGGCTTCGTAGCGGGGAGTAGTAATGGCGGTTTCGCCTCAATACGATATCTCTATAAATGGTCGAGGATACCAGGTTGATTACACTAACTATCGTCGGAGAACTGTTCCCGCACAAAAAGAACAAAGGGATACATCGGAAGATGTTGGTGAGAATACTCTTAGTAATGTAGGTCAATGGGTTAGAAGTCAAACAGATTGGTCATACGGAGCTGGTCAAGAACATTATGACCTTCCTGATTCTGATAGAAGAAGGTTTCATACTTCTAAGAACGTAGACATTTTCACTAAAGGTCAGCTGACCATGTGTAAAGAGATCGAAAGAAAACAAGCTGTTGGCTCTAGCAGTAATATGTATGCCAGGATTGTTAATGGTTCTGTGTTTTATTTCTCTGATGGTTCTAATTTAAAATTCGGCAACCCAGATCAGTCCGGTGAAATTAGTTTTAGTGCCACTCCTATGGGTGGAACTATCACTGATTGGACTTCTGATGGCACGGATCTTTATGCCACGACTGGTTCAGCGGTTAAAAAAGAAACAGTTTCTAGCACTTCGACAGCTTCTACTATAGGAAGTTTCGCAGGGGATGTTATTGAGTACGCTAATGGAAGACTTATATCAGCTGATGGCGGGAGAATAGTAGAGCTGAATACTTCAGGTGCAGTTTTAACTTTTGATAAAACTCTTACAGGAACCTGCCAAGCTATTAAAGGTGGGGCTAATTGTATTTATGCGGCATATAATGTAAATGGACAGGGAATCCTCTACGCGATAGGGATATCTGCAACAGACGGTTCTCTCTCTTATCCGGTTCCTGCGGCGGTGCTACCAGTGGGGGAAACATTCTCTACGCCGTTTAGTATCGATACGTTTGGAGAGCTTGTCATGGTAGGCACCTCCGCAGGGGTCAGGTTTGGTGTTGTTAATTCTAACGATCAACAATCAGTAACTTTTGGACCCGTTATAGATTCAGGTGGAGCAGTTTATGGTGTTCGTATCTCCGGTAAGTACGGATATTGGGGTACAAAAAATGGGGATACATATAAAGCTGACCTTTCTATTTTCACTTCGACACTCGTTCCAGCATATTGCCGTTTTCTAGCATTTGATTCTGCGAGTTATGGGAACGTGCTTTCATTAGAAGTATACAATAGCAAATTATTTTTCACTGATAGCAATGGAGAAATATATGGTGAAGATGCTACTGGCGATCTTTCCACTTCAGCTGAACTAACAGTGGGTGAAGTTACTTTCGGGACTACAGCTTCTAAGGTTGGTCGAGCTGGTTCGGCTAGGTTCTCTAAAGATCAAAGCGTTTCTGCTTCAGGTGATTTAGATTACCGATTAGCAGGAGTTGATTACAGATCAGGTTCACATAACTATCGTGGTTTAGTTGAAGGTAATGTTACTGGTTCGGCAACGATTACTGTCACGGATGAAAATAACATTTCAACTGCTATGGCTGTTACAAGCACAGGAACAGAAGTAGCGTATTCTCCTGTAGATCCTGCTAGTGAAACATTTGTTATTAAAATAACTTTAGCCAGGGAAGCTGGTTCTACTACAGCTGGACCGATATTCCAACGCTGGTCTTTTCATGGCAGACCACAACCAGTTCGCATAGAAGAAATCATTGCACCATTAGTATTACAAGGGCAGGTTGCGACGATACATGGTGCGGGGGCTTTCGCAGGGTATGATAGTAAGGAAGAGTATTTACATTTGCGGAACCTTGCTAACCAATCAAAGGCGGTTACTTTTGAAGAAGGGGATCAATCGCTCACAGTCACAGTTGAAGACATTGAAATGTCTCCAATTCGTATGAGCAACAATGATTCTTTTTGGGAAGGAACTCTTACATGCCGACTTCTAACAGTCCCATAAGTCTTAAAGATTTCACAGAAGCCACCAGGAATGGTGGTTCAGGGAGATGGTGCGACACTCTTCCTGAAGAACTTAAAGAAGAGATCATCGCTTCTAATGCTGGCTCTAAAGTTGTTTCAGATTGGTTGAAAACAGTTCACAAACTTGATGACGCTACCCCTAAAAAGGTTGAACCTCTACTCGACGAGCGAAGGAGAAGAGCTTCTGAGTGATTCTTTAGAAGAGTTCACTGAGATAAGTGTTCTCTTAGATCGTTTATCACGGTTAGAGAAAGCGCACACTAAAGCTAAGTCAGAGCTACGCATAGCTCGTAAACAATCAGCTGCACTTTCAGAAGATGTAGAAGCTAACAATAAACTTCTTGATGCTTATGAAGCCAGCCGTAGGAAAACTATTCCCACCTGGTTGACTCCTAAGAAACCTAAGAAAAGTTCAGCAACAGTTGTGGCTATGATGTCTGACCTTCATTTGGATGAAGTCGTTGACCTGGATGAGATGGGTGGGGCTAATAAATATGATCGTTGCATAGCTGAGATGAGGTTAAAACGTTTCGTTGATAAGACAATAGAGCTGTCAGATTCTTATATAGATGGTGTGAGCATAGATGGTCTTTGCCTTTTATGGGGTGGAGATATGTGTTCAGGTGATGTTCACGAAGAGTTAGCTCAAACCAATGAAGGTGTTTCTGGTTTAGATACGTGTGTTTATTGGTCACCAATTCTTGCAGCTTGTGTCACGAAGCTGGCAGATTTTTTTGGTAAGGTACATATATCTTCCGTTGTAGGTAATCATGGTCGGCAGACCAGGAAACCCCGAATGAAAGGTCGGGTAAGAGATAACTTAGATTTTCTACTAGCAACGATGACCGCTAACCTTTTGGAAAAAGATGCTCGTATTACTTGGGACATACCTGACACAGCTGACTGTTTGGTTTCTGTGTATAACACTCGTATTCTTTTAACACATGGAGATCAGATTCGTGGTGGAGGAAACGGAGTGGGTGGCTTAATGGCTCCTGTTCTAAGAATGGTTGATAAGAAAAGACTTCATCAGCCTTTTGATGTGATGGCTTTCGGTCATTTTCATCAGCAAATACTTGACCCTGGCAACGGGGTCTTTGCCTGTGGTAGCAGTAAAGGAGTTGATGAGTTCTCAAGACTTATGAATTTCCGTGACTGTCCACCGTTGCAGGCGTATGCTGTAGTAACACCGACAAACGGTTTTACTTTTACAGCTCCGATATTCGTACAAGATAAAGAAAAAGAAGGATGGTAATAACCATGATTACAAGAGATTTAATTGAAAGAGTTCTAGCAACTTTTTTCCAAGCTGCGATTGGTGCCATGTCGTCAAACTCCATGTTCGACCTAGGTGTTGACCAATGGAAGATGATGGCAGGTGCAGGTGTCGCTGCCGCTGTGTCCGTTATTAAGGGCGCTCTCGCTCAGAAAATTGGAACTAAAGGAACTTCTTCCTTAACTGACTGAATGGTTAGGGAGGGGGTTAAACCCGCCAGTTTTTCCTTCCCCCTCCCTAGCTAATAAATTGCTTGCATCTAACTATGATAACTCCTATAATTAGAGGCATAGTCTAAGGGTCTAAAGGTGACCCAATAATAGAGGGGGTTCTTTTGATACAAGAAACCAACACTGGTAGTGGTCTTATTGCCAGCACAGTAGATGCACATTTACGCCATGAACGTGAGCAGGAAGGTAAAAGACCTACTGCTTTCGGTACTGCTTTACGTGGTTCCCAGGCGTATAATTGTGCGAGGAAGATCGGATTTGAAATGGCGCAAGTCAGAGAATCCGAAGAGTTTCCTTATGAAACTTTGATTGCTTTTCATCTTGGTCAAGCAATGCACGAAAAGGTACAAGAATCTTTAGCAGGAATGTGGGAAGATTTTGAAGCTGAAGCTCCTGTTGATCTGCGACCTTTTGGTTATGACATTAGTGGTCATGCCGATGGGTTGTTCACAATAGGTGACAAGAAGTACGTTTTAGAATTGAAAACGATGACAGCTTTCCCTTTCAAGCTGGCGTTAAAAGGTGAAGGCACAACCACTGACTCACCTAAGATTGAACACATCCTTCAAGCAGGTATTTATGCTTACGGGTTGGAAGCTGATGGCATCCAACTCGTTTACATTTCTAAAGATGCTTCATACAGAGATGGTGTTAAACCTGGTATGACTTTAGAATTTCGTTTCGACATGGATGATGTTGTTCCTTCTGTCAATATAACTGTTAGAGAATTAGTTGAACAAGAACTAAGCAGGCTTAATATAATTGCTGAGGAAGTTGAGTCCGGTATGATCCCTGCAAGGTTCGTGCCTGATGAGGGGTGGATAGAAGACCCTCCTAGATATGCAGCTTCTCGCGGTTACTGGCGTTGCCGGTACTGTGTATTCAACATTGATTGCAGAGCTTTACCTACGCAAGCTACACCTGTTGAAGCTAGTACCCCTAACATTCAGAACAGTTGGGATCCACCTGCGACAGAGTTCAATGAACACATTTCTTTTTACACATCATTAGATGACGCAACTGAGGAGGAAGAAAAGTGACAAACCTTTTTGATGGCCTTACATACGACACAGAAAAAGATGAAGTTAGGCTCACGACTTTATTCGATAAAGTATTAGAGCTTATGAAAGATGGGCATTGGCGCACGTTGAATGAGATAGCTTTTCAAGTTGGTGGTCAAGTTCAAAGTGTTAGTGCAAGATTAAGAGATGCACGTAAAGCTAAGTTTGGTGGATACCAAGTGGAGCGTAAACGTGTTGGAGGCGGGTTGTGGATTTACAGAGTTTTAGATCCCATACCTGAAGATCAACAAACATTGGAGGTATGAGATGGGTTTTAACCCTGAAGATTATGAAACTGTCCATGACAGAATCCCGTTGTTTTGGGAAAAGTTTCCGAATGGTCGTATGGAAACCGAGATGGTTGAATACGACGAAGAGAAAGGCACAGTTGTTTTCGTTGCCCGTTTATTTAGAGAAGGGGAAGACACTCCTTTTGCTACTGGTTGGGCTAGAGAAGTACGTGGCGATGGGTTCGTTAATAAGACAAGCCACCTGGAGAACTGTGAAACGTCAGCGTTGGGCAGAGTTTTAGCAAATGCTTGTTTCTCAGATCAGAACAAGCCACGCCCTAGTCGTGAAGAAATGTCAAAGACGGTGGGGTCTGGTAAAAACCCTAACGGCGTTACTGGCAACCCCTCTAGCCAGCCTGATCCCACCGTCGTTTCGATTGACATTAAAGTAGAGTTGAAAGAGTTAGCTGACAGAGGTAAAAAGCTTAATGTTTTAGATCAGCTGACAGAGATAGCTTCTAAAACTCTTGATAGAAAAATCGTTAAAGCATCTGACATTAAAACTATTGAAGATATAGAAAAAGTTCATACTGCTTTAGATGACATTGAAGAATCCAACAATAAGGAGAAAAAGTAAATGGGTTATATGCAAGTAACTGCAACAGGTCGGATGGTAACTGACCCTGAATTGAAAGAAGTATCAGCCGGTAAGCATGTCGCAAAGATGCGAGCAGCTTTTACTAATAAAGGCGGGCAAGATGGGTCTTCTCTTTTTGTTGATGTTGAAGCTTGGGATGACCTGGCTAAGAATTGTGTCTCGACTTTAAAGAAAGGTTCACCTGTTGTCATAACAGGCAGGATTAAAGAAGACAGTTGGGAAAACAAAGAGGGTGAGAAGAGAAGCAAAATAAAAATTGTTGCTTCGGATATAGGTGAACAAATCTCTCCTTGGGCTGATGATAAAAAAGATTCTGATAAACCACAGGAAGTTGAAGAAGAACTCTTCTAATGTCGTCACGTAACAAAGCTAAGGGGACACGGTTTGAAACCGATGTCGTAAATTTTATTAACGAGAACAAACCATATAATGTGGAACGTCGTGCGCTGTCAGGGGCAAATGATAAGGGCGATATCATAGGCGTACCCGACTTCGCTCTTGAATGTAAGAATGTAAAAGACTGGTCTAAACAGTTGGGCGCTTTCATTCAAGAAGCAGAAATAGAAGCGGGTAACGCCGGTGTCCCTTTCGGCGCTGTTGTTATTAAGAAAAGAAACAGTAATACTTCACGCTCATATGTTGTGATGTCTTTAGAAAAGTTTGTTGAGCTGATGCCATGAAGGATTTTGATTTAAGAATTTTTGATCCTCAAGAAAAAGCTAAGGCTAAAGCTGAACAGATATTGGAAGAGTGGAAGAACAATCCTTACAAGAAGCCTTCACTTCAAACTCATCGCAACTCTACGATTGTCAACAGGATTGTTGAAGCCTTGGAAGCAGGTTTCACTGACCCTGTAATAGCTTTGGCTTTAGATAAATGCTGGAAGTTTAGTTCAAGACCAGCGTGGGGTGTCGCATTAAACATAGCTTACGGAGAAATAGACAAAAATAATAAACCTACTTTGAATGAGACACAGAAATCCGTGTTACGGCTACGTTCTTGGGATGACAACTATGAACTTCCTGAAGGTAGGTAAATGGAGTAGTGATGCAGCTTGCCGAGGTGAACCCATTGAAGTGTTCTATGAAAAAGAATACTTGGATATTGCAAAAACTATTTGTCAAAGATGCCCTGTCCGACAGGACTGTCAGAAGCAAGGGCGTAAAGAAAAGTTCGGAGTGTGGGGTGGGTACCCTCGCGGATGGTTGGAAGAATAACATGATCTCATTAACATCTTTGCCTGAAAACATTTTCATTGTTAAATGTAAACGGCATGAAACCCGTTACCTGGCTGTAAGAGGAGATGACCCTGATAATAAAGAGCTACTCCTTTTCACAGCACATGAACATTTAGATGCAGAAGATACGGTGGGTTGGGCTATTGATACAGCTGTTGTTTTAGATCGTGACACCGCCATTGATTTATCTCAAGCCTTATTGTTTATCGCAGCGAACCTAGATTCAGACAGTGACCCTTCTTCAAATGGGTATGGAAGCTATGATTGAAATACTTCCTGCACCTGGTTGGTTTAAAGAAGCTGTTTGTCGTGGTCTTGAACCTGACATATTTTTCCCTAATAGTGGTAGACCGAATCGTGTCATAACTACTCTATGTGAGAACTGTCCTGTCCAACAGGATTGTTTAGAGTATGCCTTAGAGCATGATGAGCTGGAAGGTATTTGGGGTGGTCTTGGGAAGAAAGATCGTGTCCGGTTGCGTCGTATAAGGCTCGGAGGTTTCGGAGATAAGAGAGCTTGTGTTATTTGCGGTGCGTCTTATATAGCTGAATCATATAAACACAGGATATGTTCTGATGCGTGTCGTGCTGTAGATAAAAGACTGAAGATAGCTGAGAAGCGTAGAAGATGACCTCTCTTTTGCTTGCCGTAATTATTGCCGTGAACTCTATGGTTGTGGTACCTGAGATAGCAGACCAAGAATACCGTATGTATGAGCGTGGTTCTCATATTGTGGAGTTGCAAAAAGAAATAGGTGGAGTCCAGGTTGATGGTATTTATGGACCGAAAACTAGAGCGAAACATATTGCTTCTGTTGGTGGTGGAGTAGCTGCTGTTTACAGATGGTATGGGTTCACCCCTTTAACAGACAACACTAAACCTTTAAGCGTTCTAATAGATGAGTATTTTAAAACAGAATCAGATCGTCTATGGGCAACGCGCGTCGCTTTCTGTGAGTCGTCTGCCTTACCACATCATGTTCGTTCTACTGCTGTTTCATCTGCTCTTGCTGTGGGAGCTATGCAAAACCTTATGCGTTACTGGTCAAGCCGTGCCATGTCAGCAGGTTTATCAGCTGATGCTTCACCTTACGATTTAGAAAATAATATAAGGGTAGCTTCACATTTGTTTTACACATCAGGTAAACATCATTGGAATCCAAGTAAGAAATGTTGGGAGAAATAATAATGGATTGGAAAGTGTCTGCATTTCATAAAAAAGAATACTGGAAAAGAAAACAAGCTCCGTTTGGTTGCAAGTGTGGTTGCGGAGTGGATTGTGAATGTACGAAAGAAACTAATTGTGGTTGCGATTGTTGGGAGGAATAATGACTACTGTTGGAGAGTTTTTCTGTGGCGCAGGAGGCATGGGGTTAGGTGCTAAACAGGCAGGGTTCGAGCATAAGTTCGCTATTGATTATGAGTTCGATGCTGTTGCTTCTTTCTCATTAAATGTTTCACGTAATGTTTTATGTGCTGACATAAAAGAAGTTGACATTAAAGAACTCCCGTATGTGGATGGGTTCATGTACGGATTTCCTTGTAACGATTTTTCTATACTCGGTGACAGTAAAGGACTTGAAGGTTCTTTCGGTGGTTTATATTCCTATGGTGTTGAGTATTTAAATTTACATTCACCGAAGTTTTTTGTAGCTGAGAATGTTGGTGGCATTTCAAGTGTCAATAAAGGTGAAGCTTTTAAGAAAATCTTGGCTGACCTGGGTGAAGCAGGCAATGGCTATACATTAACCGTGCATAAATATAAGTTTGAAGAGTACGGCATACCACAAAAACGTCACAGATTCGTAATCGTTGGTATGCGATCTGATCTTGGTTTAAAGTTTGAAGTTCCTGAACCATCCGGTCAGATAGTTACAGCTGGAGAAGCATTAGCTTGCATACCTTCCTGGGCTAACAACCATGAGTTCGCTAAACATCCTGCGAAAGTTGTTGAACGATTGTCTTATATAAAACCTGGTGAGAATGTTTGGCAAACCCACCTGCCGGAACATCTAATGTTGAAAGAACAATTAGAACAGAAGCAACATAAAGCTATGTCTAATCGTTACAGGAAAACTCATCCTAATAAACCTGCTTATACCGTGACTGCTAGTGGTGGTGGTGGTACTCATGGCTACCATTGGGAGGATCGGGCTTTAACTAACAGAGAACGTGCAAGGTTTCAAACTTTTCCTGATTGGTTTACTTTTGTTGGAGGTAAAGAATCAGTTAGAAAGCAGATAGGTATGGCTGTTCCTGTGTTGGGTGCAAGAATTATTCTTGAAGAGATACGGGGTTTGTTGTGATGACTGAAGAAGAGGCAGCTAAGACTTTGTTTTTAATGTCGTCTATATGGACACAGAAAGTAAGCGATCCTACTTTAATTATTTGGAGAGACAAGCTAACCAGGTATCCGTATCACATGGCTGAAGAGGCTGTTCATAGGTTGGCTGATGTTAATAAGTTCTTTCCTTCTTGGGCAGAGATGAAAGAGATGATTGATTCTATTAAGCGTGGTTCTGTTGAGCCTGTTAAGGAGCTGGAGTCGAGCAAGGATTGGTTGTCCAAGGAAGAGAACCTTGAGAGGATTGCAGAGATCAGAAAGAAGCTGCGTAAGTAATGAAAGTTGGAAGTTTTTGCACAGGCTACGGAGGGTTAGACCTTGCAGTAGAACAATACTATAACGCTGAACTCTCATGGGTTTCTGAAATAGATAACAACTGCAACAAACTCCTAGAAAAAAGATTCAACAAACCAAACTTAGGTGACCTGACATCTGTTAATTGGGAGGATGTAGAACCCGTAGATATTATTTGTGCAGGTTTCCCATGCCAACCATTCTCAGATGCCGGATCAAAAAAAGGAGACAAAGATGAAAGAGCAATCTTCCCACTCATTGCCAAGTCCATCGGGGTATTACGACCACGATACGTGTTCCTGGAGAATGTCGCAGGGATCATTACTACAAGAAATGGGGGAGGACTTGACGTTGTTGGACTCCTTACCCAAATGGGGTATGACTGTAGATGGGGCATTATACGAGCTTCCGATATCGGAGCATGTCACCAACGGGCGAGGTGGTTTTGCGTTGCTAGTGACCCCAACAGCGACAGAGAAGGAGGTGGGCAGACCGGAACGGTACGTGAGCAGGGGAATAATGAACGACAGATCAACAAGGTTCGACCTGACAGATCAAGTAGCTTACCTGAAAACTCCAACGACAGGGGATCATCAGAAAGGCAGACCGGAACGGTACAAGGAACGAGCGGTGGACAAGATCAATTTCAAGGAGAAAGACGGCAGGATAGTGGAGACACGGTTCGACTTGGTGGATCAAGTGACTTACCTGCTTCCGACTCCGACTGTTCAAGACTCCAACAACAATGCGGGTCGATCACAATGGGAGAGAGATGGCGACCCGTTAAATGTGGCAGCTATGAAACTAATTGGAATAAAGACATCGGAAGAACTGGAAACCATGAAACAGATTGGGGTAAATACACCGGAGCAATTAGAAGATGGTCAGAAACAATAGGAAGACCACCACCTACACCTGCTAAAGATTTAAAACTTTCCAGCTCATTCGTCGAATGGATGATGGGATTACCTGAAGGATGGGTGTGTGATCTAGGTTTACCCAGAACAGTTGAACTTAAAATGTTAGGCAATGGTGTCGTACCACAACAAGCCCTACTAGCGTTAGAGTTATTGAATGAGTAGCTTTGAAGAATGGTTACGCCAGGGGATAGAAAATGATTGGTGTTCAGAACCTTGGTGTGATGTTCACGACCCTATGTTCCTCTTTGATAATGATGATAAATGTTTTATTACTGTTCGAATTAAAGACGAATAAGATATACTGATTTCATACTAAGGTAAACCTCCTTAGCTATGTGACAAGCGATAGCTCAGAGTTTTCTCTGGGCTATTGCTCTTTCTGTCGCCTGTCGCCTGTCGCCTGTCGCCTGTCGCCAATGGTTCTGTTTAATAATTTTTCCTGCTGCGCTGAAGCTGCGTGTCAAGCTGCATTAAGCTGCGAAGCTGCTGTTCACCTGGCGGGTCAATGTTTTTACGGAGGGGACAGACGCAATCTAAGCGCCCATCCCCGTCGTAACAGATTCGTTTATGCCTTGTCATATAATTTCTACGTTTCCGATTTGAACTGTTCTATGCCAAATCTCGTCAGAATCCCATGCAAATCCATGCCCACGATCCTGTTCAATATCCCATTCAATAAATTCTTTTTTTATCGCTTTAACATTTTCCTTCTCGGAATTTCCAATTACACAAAATGTAATTCTGCCGTATTCCTTTACACTCATTATCATTTTACGTTCCAATCTTTTTGTGATTCTAAAAAACATGGGTTGCACTCGTCGAAATTCTCAACGTGCAACCAACCATCTTCCGAATCTTGAATAACAGGTTGACCACAATCTTCACATTGCTCGACAATACCTAAGACTGTAAATGGATTCCATTTGTTATCTTCTGTTGGTGGTTCTATCTCCATCAACGCACGGGACAACACAAGATTAAACGCTTCTTCTGCCGTCAATGAATCAGCGGGTAGTGCAACGGTGGCTCTATGAGAACCTAACGTCACACTCACCCGCCATTCATCTTCACCCGTGCGAGGGTTAAAGGTAGCCATTACAGAGATGCCTCTTCAACACTCACATATTCGGTAGTGATCTCCTCTTTACTAGGGTGGGATGTTCTCCACACTACTGAATGAGGAAAATATAATTTCATTTCATCACCGTGAAAAGATAGCAACCATCTCTCGTATTCTTCACCGGCAAATTCCATTGCACCCGTGAGCAGGTCGGCGATACCTTTTAAAATTTCTTCCTCACATATTGATTTGTTCAACGGATATGAGAGTTCAAGGTGTCCGAGTTCATCCTCTGTCACCTCAAAAAAGTTGTGTTCTAAAATTTCGGTAACGCTTGCATCACCATTGTCTTCACAAGATGGAAACCTAGAAACCCTCAAGTCTTCTTTCTCCCAATACTTAGTACGGAGTCTGCGATGAACCTCACCGATATTAGACTTAGGGATTTTACAATTACTATGAACTGACTTAATAAAGTAACCCATTAGTTTCTTCTCGGTTGGATGTAAACACAATCTTCTTGAACGAAACCAAACAAAGCGCCCGCTTGGTTTCCTTCCCAATCAGCAGACGGGAAAAGTAAAGAACCATCATTAAGTTCTATTACCATCCCATCCTGATACTGCCATTCTCCTTCATCCCATCCTTGCATGGATGCCTCAGAGGGAGTCATTTCTCT